ACGAGAAGCATCTCTTCTTGCTTGCTCCTTCTTATTTGGTATAAGCATTGTTCGCTTACCTTGAGCTACGTTCAGATTAGCTTTTGCTTTTTTAACTTCTTCTTTTGCTTTTTTAAATGCTGGACTTTTTTGACCATATAGATCTTTAGCTTTAAACATTTTCATCACTGCTTTATCGTGAGCATCACTAGCTTTTAAATACATTCTATCTTGTTCTTTTTCATGTCGCATTAACCTGCGTTCTTCATCATCCATTTTATTCTCCTTTTAAGTTAAGTTGCAGCAAAGACACGTACATTAGCTGTACTGCCTGATGAGTTATAACATTCTATTCGGTCTATTGTATCTGCAGACCAATTTGTTTCCCACGTATCTATTTCACTTTGATGATTACTCTCATTAAACGTACCAGCCATATTACCCATGTTACGGCTATCATCACTGCCCAGAACAAAAGGTACACCTGCAATTAATTTGACACAGAAACCATTTTCTATGTTATCCCCTGATAGTGTTCCACCTTCATTACAAACGAGTTGTAGCTCTACAGTCTGATCTGCTTCTATCCACAAAAAATCAAAGTCTGATAAAAGATCATCATTCCATACTTCTGTAAGCGTTGAGTTAGCAATACTATACCGTTTATCAAAATAATGTGTAATCGTTATCGAATCAGTAGCAGTAGTGCTTCCACCAGTAATAGTATGACTATCATCATCAGGAATATCTACTGTAAAGTGTGTAGTCAAACTTAATGTAGCCATCCGTCTTTACTCCTTACTTACCCCATTCTTTTTTAAGGTACGTTTGTATTAAAGTTGATTTAATAAATATTTCTTTGTTTTGATCCATAAGGTAAGAGTTTACCTCGTACATCGTGTGAAGAAGAAAAGATTGTTCGTATGTTACGTTAGAGGATAACCATCCAATAATATTTTCTCTTTCACCTTTTATTATTCTTTTTACACCATGTGGATAAATTATAGGAAATATAACAGCTTCACCACTCGATAGCTTTCGTTCTATGTTTCCTAGAGGTGTCTGTAAAACAAATTCTCCACCTTCATAATCATCCGATAAATTTACACTAAAACCGTAATCAAAATATATGTTGTTAGATTTAGGTTTAGCTTTAAAAGAATCTACGTGTATATCGTAAAAATCACCCTCAACGTATTTATTATAAAAATTTACGGAAACTCTATTGGGGCAATAAACTGAATCAATGTAGTGATTATCATAAAACTTATCTGTTAGTATTCTACGTACATTATCAGGTATACCGATAGATTCTGTGTTACTTTTAGAATCTTTAATGGGTTGTGTGATTGAACCATTTATAAATTTAGCTTTACGTATGCCTTTTGCACAATCTTTAACTTCATTATCATCAAGCAGCTTTAAAAAAAACATATTGTGTCCTTTCTGTCATAAAACAATACAATGCAAAGAAAGTGTGGGATTTTTGCAGAACCCCACAAAACTGTAATAAACGTTACGTGCCAGTAGAGACTGTTGCCGATTCAACAGGGTTAACAGAAACGTCAACCATAACAACGTGAATACGGAAACGTAGAGCACTTTCACCACTGGAGCCACCATCTAAGATGAGAGCATCAATAGTGTCAGCACTTGTAAGCATCCTAGCGTTAGAGCCAGATGCACCTACGGCAGCTTCTAAGAATGGTGAGAAACCTGCAGCACATGCAGAACCGTCAAGAAAACAGTCCACATCACCACCAGTAAACCCAATATCCATAGTAATTTGACCATTGCCACGAGCTTCTAGAACTTCTAAGCATCCTGCAACAATCATGGTATCAGCAGGTACATCAATCAATTGAATGATATCCCCACCAGTACCGCCATCGGCAGTATCCCACACAGGGGATGTTACAACGTATGGAACAGCAGCATTAGAAGGATGCCCAGCAGTACCACCGCCTGTAACAGTACGATCATAAGTAGCCATTTTTAATCCTCCCTATTTTAGCTGTCTAGATCCATCAACCCTTTGAATACACCTTTGTAGCCAGTACCAGAGCCACGAATAACTTTACGTCCAAATACGTGAAGACCACGTACAATGTCAGCAAAACTACTAGGGTCACGAATGACTTCCGTCTTAGCAATATGAGAAGCAGTTACTACTGCAGACATATGACCAAAGAGGATCAAAGTGTGTCCAGAGGTTGCGGAATCGTTGAAAACATGCGTTGCTGCTGAACCAGTAGTACCAACACCAATTGCATTAGACTGATAAAGATCAAATCCATGCAACTTCTGTTCTGTAACTTTGCCGTTAAGCAATGGGGATTGAGGCCCACCAGTTACAGACATGTCCATGACTTTAGAAGCAGCTTTACGCAATACTTCATAAAATCCGGGTGCTGCTACTAACCACCTATTTTCTTCAGGAACATCGTTCTTATCTAGCTCCGCAGCAGCTTGTGCTACTAAGTCGGCAACTTCGTCACCAGTATTAGCAGATGTAGTTTGCGTTGCTAGCGTTCCAGAAGGAGTAGCTGCGTTGTCAGCAATATTTTTTAGAACATTGTAGTCATAAGCCTTCTTCAAGGTGTAAGCACCAGAAGAGGTAGCTAATGATTCAAAGTTCAAGTGACTATGACGCTCTTCAATGTCATCAACCTTAAAGGCAAAGTAGTTGCCTTGGTCTACGACAAGCTGAATCTGATCATCAGCAAGAGCTTCAGTATTTACTGTGCTACCACGAGTATAAGAGTTTACCGTGATGGTAGGCTCTTTTATGATATTCACAGTATCGCCAAAGTTTTCAATCTCTCCAGCATAATCGGTATTCGTAATTGCTTCCGCTACCGAGGCACGTCTAAAGAATTTGAGAACTTTTTGGCTATAGATTACAGGTACGAAATTACCACTAGGTAGATTTCCATATCCTGCTGCAGTCGAAAAAGCCATTGTTTTTCTCCTTCTTATTCTATATTATTACTCTACAGAATCCACAACTCGACCTTCCTTTACGGCTTTATCAATCTCTTTTTCTAAAAGCTCGTACTCTTTAGGTTTTAATCGTGAAATTTCTGCTATAGACCAAATCTTTGTGTCATCTTGAAAACTATCTAAGCTTCTGTTTGCTGTGGTCTTTGTCACAGATTGAGCAGCTTGGTTTTTAGATGAGCTAGATTGTGGACGTTTATTGGCTTTCTGATTTGCACGTTTTGTGTTACGAGGAGCACCGATATCTGCTTTGAAGAGATCGACAACTCTAGCTGCCCATTTTACGTCAGTATTGTTTTTAAAA